AAGATGCTAATGGCATTGAGATAGTTAAATCTGTCGAGGAATATTGGGTATATACTACAGCAACCCTTGCTGGTACTCAAGCACTTAAAATTGCTAATGAGTCTATTGCTACCGCAGACAGTGGTTTGTTTGATAGCAATAAAGAAGTTACATTGTCTTATTTACATAAAGCAATGAAACCTATTAATCAACTTCGTATGTTAGAAGACGCGATGGTGATTTACAGAATTACAAGAGCACCAGAAAGACGGGTGTTCTATATTGATGTTGGTAATCTACCTAAGACAAAGGCTGAACAATATCTAAGAAACATCATGAACAAGTTTAAAAACAAAATGGTTTATGATGCGACTACAGGTAAAGTCAAAGACGGTAAGAATACTATGTCTATGATGGAAGATTTTTGGTTACCTAGAAAAGAGGGTGGTCGTGGTACTGAAGTTACTACATTGCCAGGCGGACAAAATCTAGGTGATATGGATGACGTAATGTATTTTCAAAAGAAAGTATATCAATCGTTACATGTACCACCATCAAGAATGGAACAAGAACAAACGTGGGGATTCTCACGTGGCGGAGAGATTAGTAGAGATGAAATCAAATTTACTAAATTTGTTACTAAACTAAGAAAGAAGTTTTCAGATTTATTTTATACATTACTAAGAACACAACTCATTGCTAAAGGTATTATAAGTAATGATGAATGGGAAGATTATAAACAAAATATTGATTTTATATTTTCGGATGATGGTTACTTTAGTGAAATAAAGAAACTTGAGATGATTAGAGAAAGAGTAGAAATACTTGATACTATTTCGTCTAGTGAAATGGTTGGTCGTTATTATTCTGTAGAATGGGTTAGAAAGAATATCCTTATGCAGACAGATGAAGACATTAAGGCTATGGATGCGGTTATGGCAAAAGAAAAAGAAGCCACCCCAACCGACGAAGATGGTGAATCAGAAGACACATATTAAGGAGTAAAGCATGAGCAACTTAGAAAAATTAATTAAATTTGCTAGAGCAAAGAAAGCAACAGAATTTAAAACAACTTTTACCGATGAAGTATCGGCAAGAGTTTCAAGCAAGTTAGATGCATTGAAGCAAACCTTAGCAAAAACTATGTTTGCCAAAGAAGAAGTTAATACTGGTGATAAGGAAGCATATAAAAAGTTCTTTGATGGTATGCTAAAGAAATTTGGTGTTGATTCGCCTGAAGATTTAGACGGCAAAAAGAAAAAAGAATTCTTTGATGCAGTCGACGCTGGTTGGGAAGGCGATAACGAGGAAGACTAATGAAGTCATTTAAGCAATTTAACGAAGAATTAAACGATTTTGAATATGTAAACGAATATATTGAATTTACATTAGAAGAGTGGGAAGACCTTTCTGAAGAAGACCAAGATTTATTTGAAGATATTCCTGAAGGAATTACTGTTGAGGAGTTTATGACACTCGAAGGCTTCAAAGCAATGAATAAAATGAAACGCAGGAAGACGCAACGTAATAAAGATTTAAGTAAATTTAAAGACCGAGGCAAAAAACTTAAAGCAAAAGTAGACAGAAAGAAAGGTGCTAATAAAATTAAATTAAAGAAGCAAACTAAAAAACGTGAGAAGAAATATGGTCATAAAATGAAAATGGCAGATAAAGCTTTCGGACATGCTAAGTCTAAATTCAGTAAAAAGAAATAGGAGAATGTTATGAGACTAATTTCTGAAATTAACGAAACTGTAAATTACATTACCGAAGGAAAGGGTAAAGACCTTTATATTGAGGGTGTGTTTTTACAAGCAGATTTAAAGAATCGCAATGGTCGAGTATATCCTGGTGCGATTATGGAGAATGAAGTTAAACGTTATACCGAAACTTACATTGACAAAAAACGTGCTTTTGGTGAGTTAGGACATCCTGATGGACCTACTATTAACCTTGACCGTGTATCTCATATGATTACATCGTTGGTTAAAGAAGGAAGTAATTATGTTGGTAAAGCAAAAATTACAGATACTCCTCACGGAAACATTGTAAAGAATTTAATTAACGAAGGAGCTCAACTAGGTGTATCATCACGTGGTATGGGTACGTTAAAGGCAAACAAACAAGGAATTCAAGAAGTACAAAAAGACTTCTACCTTGCTACTGCCGCAGATATTGTAGCAGACCCCTCTGCTCCGGATGCATTTGTAAATGGCATCATGGAAGGAAAAGAATGGATTTGGGACAACGGTATTATCAAAGAACAAGAAATTGCAGCTATGAAAAAAGTAATTGAAAGTACGAGCAAAAACAAACTAACAGGTTTGGAAGCACGTATTTTCGAGGACTTTATGAGTAAATTGTAGTATTTTGTTGTTTGTTAAAGATATTAGTTTTATAAATAATAGTAATTAGAAATAAAACTAATTTAAGATTATAATCAAAATATATTAGGAGAACCTAAGATGAAGTTAAAAACAGAAACTGGCGAAATGTTAGTTCTAGATGAAGCACAGGAATTTTATATTTCTGAAGATGCTACGTCAGACACTTCAATTGAGGTATCTGAAGTTGATGCGTTATTAGAGTCTGGAGACCTGGAAATGGTTGCAGAAGAGTCTGATGAAGTGGTTGAAGCCACTGCACCTGCAACTAAGGCAGTAAGTAAAAAGAAGAAGGCCATTGCTGGTTCTGGTTCTGTTACTGAAGACGAAGAAGAAGATGGTGATGACGAAGACGAAGATGACGAAGTTGAAGAAGACAAAAAAGTTACTAAAGAAGAAGTAGAAATTGAAGTAGACGTAAAAGAGGACATGGACGCATTATTTGACGGACAAGAACTTACTGAAGACTTTAAAAAACGTACTACATTAGTATTTGAAACTGCTGTAAAAGCAAAAGTAAAAGAAAACTTAGCATTAATTGAAGATAAGATGGAAGCAGAATTAACTGCTAAGACTGACTCTTTATTAGAAGATATTACAACTAAACTAGACGGATACTTAGATTACATGGTAACTGAGTGGGTTGAAGACAACAAACTTGCTGTTGAAAACGGTCTTAAAAATGAAATCCTAGAGGGTTTTGTTGGTGGTTTACAAACATTGTTCGCAGAAAATTATATTGAAATTCCTGAAGAGAAACACAATATTTTAGATGAGCAAGCAACACAAATTGCTGGTTTGAAAGAAGACTTAGATGCTGAAATGAATAAAAACATTGAAGCACGTAAGGCTTTAGACGAAGCAACAGCTAAAGAAATTTTTGTTCAAGTTTCAGAAGACTTAACTATGACACAAGTTGAAAAACTTAATTCGCTTGCCGAAGGTGTTGTATTTGAAGATACTGAATCTTACACAGAGAAGTTAGAAACTTTGAAGGAAACGTATTTTCCTTCTGAAGCGAAGAAAGAGGAAGTAATTGCTGAGGGTAAAACTGAAGTGAGTGATTCTGAAGAAGAAATGAGTGCTTCTATGCAAGCAATCGTCAATTCACTTTCAAAATCAACAGACACAAGCATCTTTGGTGCTTAACATTTATACTTAATAAGGAGAAAACACAATGTTTTTATCAGAAGAAATTAAAGATAAGTGGGAACCAGTTATGGAGCATGCGGGTGTACCTGCAATTAAAGATGCTACTAAACGTGCAATCACACTTCGTCTTTTAGAAAATCAACAAACAGCGTTAGATGAAGCTAACGTCACAGGTGCTAACGTAGATAATTGGGATCCTATCCTAATTTCATTAGTACGTCGCACAATGCCACAATTAATGGCATATGACACTATTGGTGTACAGCCAATGTCAGGTCCTACAGGTCTTATCTTTGCAATGAAATCTCATTACACAGGTGAAGCATCAACAGGTGCTGAAGCATTAACCGTAACTGCTGGAGCCCCTAATACGGACTTTGCTGGTGACGATGGTACTGCTGACGCAATGACAACTGCTCAAGGTGAAGCATTAGGTGGATTTGGTGGCGGTGCTACTACTTACGCTGAAATGTCATTCTCAATTGAGAAGTCAAGTGTTACTGCTAAGACTAAAGCTCTTAAAGCAAAATACTCTCTTGAACTTGCTCAAGACTTGAAAGCAATCCATGGTTTAGACGCTGAGTCTGAATTATCTAGTATTCTTTCTGGTGAGATCCTTGCGGAAATCAACCGTGAAATCATTGTTACTATTGGTTCACAAGCAGAAGCTGGTGCACAAGCAGGAACTACTCTTGCTGGAACGTTTGACGTTTCTGATGCAGTAGACAACGGTGGTGCTAGATGGAGTGGTGAGCGTTACAAGTCACTATTAATCCAAATCAATAAAGAAGCAAACTTAATTGCTAAGAACACTGGTCGTGGTCGTGGTAACTGGTTAATCGTATCTGCTGACATCGCGTCTGCTTTAGATATGGTTTCTGGATTGGATGTTCCTAATATGTCTCTTGAAAACGGTGCTGCTCCAGATACTACAAACTCTACGTTTGCTGGTACTCTAGGTGGCAAGTTTAAAGTATTCGTTGACCAATTTGCGACAACTGATACTTGTATCGTTGGTTTTAAAGGTGCTAATATGTATGATGCTGGTATGTTCTACTGCCCATACGTTCCTTTACAAATGATGAAATCAATTGGTGAAGAAGACTTCCAG